AGGTTATTAACCAAACAAGAAAAATTACAAAAAGAATTATCTACAGAACAAATATCTCCAGCTAATCAAAAAAAACAACAAAAAGAAATTAATGATATTTCAGATAAAGTAAAAAATCTTGAAGCAAGTTTTGTCAATAATCCTGAACAACTAAAAAATTTAAGTTCTGATGATGCAATGATAGCATTAAATAAATTACAAAATGATAAAAGGGCTATGAAAAATATGCCGGAAGTACAAATGTATGGAGAAGTAGAAAAATCAGAAGTATTCAAAGAAATAGATTCTGATTATGCTGATTCAATTAATGTTTTAAAAGAAATAATTGATAGAAAAACAAAAGCTGAAGGTGGAGACATAGACGGACAAATGACTATGTTAATGATGCCTAGTGACCCTGAAGAGGACATGCTTCCAGACGATAAGATGGAAGATGAATACTTAGATTTTATTTTAGACGAAGCATTAGATAGCGAAGAAGAAGACTATCTAATGGAAATGTTACAAGGCAATGACAGACTTAGCGAAATATTCGACAAAGTTATTGACATTGCACAAGAATTTGCTGGGTCTGGTCCTGTTGAAGGTCCGGGTTCAGGAGTCTCTGACAGTATACCCGCAAGGTTATCTGATGGAGAGTTTGTCTTTACTGCTAAAGCTGTAGACGAAATCGGAGCCGACAACTTAATGGCAATGATGAAAGATGCAGAAATGAAAGCAGATGATAGACAAGGTTTAGCTGAAGGTGGAGAACCCGAAGAAGAAACTGTTGAAATGGAAGTTGAAAAACCTGCATCTAAACAGGACATTAGAGTAGTGAAAACTACTGTAGATAACGGTGGTAAAGGATTATTAGATGAAGATGAGATATCTAAAAGTATTAAATCTAAAATGATGCTTGACAACCGAACTGGAAGACACGTCCAAAGCTAAACAAACTTAACGGTAGGGCTACCTTATGTCATAAGCACCCTATCATTTTATAAACCGAAAGGCTACCTTTACATACAAGCCCTCTAGTCGACATAGAGCTACCTTGTGAACGAAGCCCCCGTAGGAGAAGAATATGACTACAGAAGTACAAGAGGAAAATGCCAATCCTTACAACATGAACAAACCTTGGCATACAGAAGACGAAATAGGTTTCCAAGATGCAGACGGAGTTTTTTTCGAAAAGCCCAAAGCAAAACCGGAAACTAAAGTAGCAGAACCTGTAGAACAGGAAGCTAAAGAGGAGACTCCAAAGGACGAACCTTATAAGCGACCAGACTACAAGAAACGCTATGATGACTTGAAAAAGCATTATGACTCTAAGTTAAATGAATTTAAGTCTAGAGAACAAGAGTTATTAGAACAGGCTGCTGAAAACAGACCTGCATATAAAGCTCCTAAGTCTCCAGAAGAACTTGAAAAGTTTAGAGAAGAGTATCCTGATGTTTACGAAGTTGTAGAAACTGTTTCTCATTTACAGTCCGAAGAGAAATCTAAAGACTTAAGAGAGAAACTTGAAAGACTACAAGAACGTGAAAAAGAGTTAATTCGTAAAGATGCTGAAAAGCGATTGATGGATAAGCATCCTGATTTTGAAGATATTCGCAACAGCGATGATTTTCATGGTTGGGCTAAAGAGCAGCCAAAGTCTATCCAAGATTGGGTATACAATAACGCTGACGATGCTGATCTAGCTTCAAGAGCTTTAGATTTGTTTAAGAAAGATATTGGTATGGATGTACCTAAGAAGTCAAATTCTAAGCAGTCCAAAAAATCTGCTGCTGACATGGTTTCCACTAAAACAACTAGTGTAGAACCGAAGCAAGAGAAAGTTTGGACTGAAAGGGAAATTGCAAAAATGTCTATGGCTGAATTTGATAAGTACGAAGCTGAAATAAGTACAGCCATGTCAGAAGGCAGGATTGCAAAATAATTAATTATTAACTTACAAACTTAGGAGAATATCAAATGGCTCAATTTTTTGAACCCTCAACTGATACTGATGCTAACTTTGCAAACTCTGTAAGCGGACAGACTAATAGTTTCTTTTTACCTTCGGTTTACTCTAAAAAGGTTTTAAACTTTTTTAGAAAATCGTCTGTTGTTGAAGCTATTACTAACACCGACTATGCTGGTGAAATTACTGCTTTTGGAGACTCTGTAAAGATTATCAAAGAACCCGTTATCTCTGTGTCAGATTACACAAGAGGTAGCGATACTACTGCTACAAAACTAACAGACCAAGAACTTACTTTGGTTGTTGATAGTGCCAAAGCTTTCAAATTCATCGTAGATGATATTGAGACTAAAATGTCACACGTCAACTTCAAAGAAGTAGCTTCAAGCTCTGCTGCATATGCATTGAAAGATTCATATGATGCTGCTATATTAGCTGTTATGTTTGCAGGATTGTCTGCTTCATCACCTAACCATGTTTTAGGTTCTGACAACGCTACTGATTTAGCTGCTGGAACTTTTGACGGTACAGGTAATATAGATATAGGTTTTGATTCTAACGAACATGACCCTCTAGACCTTATGGGTAGAATGTCAAGACTATTAGACGAACAGAACGTACCTGAAGAAGGTCGTTGGTTTGTTGCAAGTCCTGATTTCTATGAAGTTCTAGGACAATCTAGTTCTAAATTGTTGTCTGTAGACTACAACGCAGGACAAGGCTCAATCAGAAATGGTTTAGTATCAAGTGGAAAACTACGTGGATTTAACATGTACAAATCAAACAACATTGCTGCAACATCTAATGCTGCTGGTAAATGTTTGGCTGGACATATTTCATCTACAGCTACTGCTCAATCAATAACATCAACTGAGGTCCTTAGAGACCCTAGTTCTTTCGGTGATATTGTAAGAGGATTGCATGTCTATGGTGCGAAAGTACTTAGAGACGAAGCAATCGTAGGTGCTTTCTACGGAATTGACTAATGTCAACTTGGGGGAGTCTTAGGACTCCTCCTCTTTTTTTAACGCATAAATTTTACAAGAGGTAAATAATATGGCAATAGTAAACATAAGAGACACTGGTCGAAACTCAGCAAGAACAAATGATGTTCGTGAGTTAGCGACTAAGGTCCAAAAACCTTCAGACACAGAGTCAATTACTGCAGCAAACACAATTGAAGCAGATGAATCAGGCACTCGTTTTGTTCTGAATACTGCAACAGCTAGAATACAAACTCTACCTTCTCCAGCAGCAGGATTAGAGTTTTGGTTTTATATTGGAGCAACAGAACCTACTGGTACACATACCGTAGTTACAGCATCCAGTGCTAATATCATTGTGGGTAACGTATCTTCTCCAGAAGATGCAGCAGGAAGTGTTGCAACTGTTACAGATGCAGATACTATCTCGTTTGTAGCTAACAAGGCAGTACATGGCGATTTTGTTCATGTATGGTCTGATGGCACTAACTGGTATCTTGATGGACAATGTAAAGTCCAAGACGGTATTACAACAACCCAAGCAGGTTAATATACAGTTTTAAGATATTGACGAAACAGTCTAACCGGGGGAGTTTCCGGACTCCTCCACTTTTTAAAAGGAATTAAAATGAAAGAAATGAAAATGAAAATGGAAAGTGGTTTAAAGCAAGGCGATTACAAAGGCGATATGGGTAATTCTGAAGCTAGACGTGAACGAAAAAGATATGGTAGCTATAGCATGAGAAAAAGAAAAGGAACAGGTGGTAGAGCTATGTATGGTACAGGTGGTATGACTATGGAAGGTTCTCAACCTAAATATGATGGTATGCCTAAATGTATGCCTAACTAATCATGGCTAAAGGTGTAAAACATTATAAACGAGATGGAACTGAGCATAAAGGTAGTATGCATAAAATGCCTAATGGTCAATTACATACAAACAAAACTCACACTAAAACAAGTGTAAGACTTTTTCACTTTAAAGATTTAAGCAAAAAAGCAAAACTAAAAGCTAAAGGCAAAAAATAATGGCAACAACATATCTAGGTTTAACTAACGAAGTACTAAGAGAACTCAATGAGCTACCTCTTACATCTGCAAACTTTTCAAGTGCTGTAGGACTTCAGCAGTTTACAAAGGATGCTATTAACAAGTCTATATTCGATATAGCAAATGAAGAACCACAGTTACCATTTTTTACAGTAGGTCAAAGTGGTGAAACTGACCCCTTTTATGGAAATGTAACCGTAGCTACAGTAGCTGGTACTCGATGGTACGAGTTAAAAGCAAGTAGTTCAAGTGTTAAAGATGATTACGCTTCAATAGATTGGGATGATTTTTATTTAACCACTATTAATGTTAGTGGTGAATCAGCTCCTTATGTCTCAAAAGGATTAAAGTTTTTAAACTTAGCTGATTGGAAAAGATATTATAGAGACAGTGAAAACGAAGACGATGCAAATGCTCAATCATATGGTGAGCCAATAAATGTAATTAAATCACCAGATGGTAGAAAGTTTGGATTAAGTCCAATTCCTGATAAAGTGTACAATGTACATTTTTATGCATTTGAAAAACCTACAGCTTTATCAGCACACGGAGATACAGTTGTGTTTCCTGAACAATATACGAATGTCATAACTGCTAGAACAAGATATTATGTATGGCAGTTTAAAGAATCTCCACAACAAGCAGCGTTTGCTATGGATGATTATAAAAAAGCATTAAGAAGTATGAAATCTAATTTGATTAATCCTACTCCTCGTGCAATGACAGACGATAGAAGATATTTTTAAAATATGGCAACATCACAACCTTATACAGTTGCATGTGCTGGTGGTTTAGTAACAGCATCAAATCAGATTGATTTACTTAAAACTCCCGGTGTAGCTACAGAACTTAGAAACTTTGAAGTCTCTATCGAAGGTGGCTATAGACGTATTAATGGTTATAGTAGATTAGGAGCTGGTAGTGCTGCACTAGTAAGTGGGAGTGCTGATACTATTCATGGGGTAATACCTTATGGAGATGGTGTTGTAGCTTGTGCATCGACAGGAATATTTTTTAGTCAAGATGGTACAAGTTGGTTAAATATAAGTAGAAGTTCTGTAGATGCTAGTGGAGATAACTATA